CACATAGTTTTAAAATCTTCAAATGCATTAAATACATCTGTTATCATAGATTTCAGAACTACTCCTATCATGTTTCTTTTATGCGAATTAACAGTTCCAAACATCATAATTAAAAGAAACATAGTCCTAAGAAGTTCTAAATTATCTCCTGTTTCTTTGTGTTCACATTCTGCAAATACTTCATCTAAGATCTTGATAACATCTTTTTCAACTTTGTAATTAATCTGATTCTTAAATTTATCAATGATTTTATCAGAAGCTTTTATGGTTCTTGTTAAAATAGCTTTGTAATATCTGTTTAGAACCATACCCTCTTTATCCCATAATTCTCTATTAATTTTCAAGTATTTATTAATTAAGTACATAAGCGTAATTCCTTGCATATCTCCATCTTTGTGTACAACTCTTATTTTTCTCATATGCATCACTTCTTATTTGCTTCTTTAACTTTCTTAATTCTAACTTTCAAACTCTCAACAAGTGCATCTTGTACATCTCCTTTGTTTTGTAAAGCTTCCATTACGTCTTCATCTCTAGTTTCTTTACAAACCAAATGGTGAATTATTACTTTTTCTGTCTGCCCTTGTCTGTGTAGTCTTTTGTTAGCCTGCTGATATAATTCCAAGCTCCAGTTAAGTCCAAACCATATCACATGATTACCTCCAGCTTGTAAGTTAAGTCCATAAGCCGCACTTGCTGGGTGGGCTAGTAGTATATCAATTTCTCCCTTGTTCCAATCTAGTTGGTCTTGTGGAGTTTTCAAAAGTCTTATTCTTAATTTCGAGTCTTTCAAAGCTTCAATTATTCTGTCCCTGTCATGTTGGAAATTATAGAATACTAGTGCAGGTTTCCCATTTAACTGTTCTATCAGCTCTAAAAATCTCTCAATCTTGCAGTCATGGACTTCAAAGACTTTTCTATTCTCATCATAGATAGCTCCATTTGCTAACTGAAGTAACTTGTTAGAAAGTGCCGCCGCATTTGCAACTGTAATTTCTGTGTCTTCAAGTTCAAGAATAGCTTTTTTCTCAAGCTCATCATAAGACTTCTTAGCCTTGCTATCTAAAACTATTGGTACTTGTTCATAGATTATGTCTGGCAGTTCCAAATAGTCTTCTGCTTTCATAGAGATACAAATGTCAGATATCTTTTCATGTATGGCTTCATTGGATCCTTCCTTGGCATCATAATTAAAAATTACTGTTCTATTTCTTTGCCCTGGTTCAAAATATCTTTCTCTAAATTTCCCTATTGTCTTTTCTAATCTTTCACCTTGATCCAGTAGATATAGTTGAGCCCATAAGTCTATAAGCCCATTAGGTGCAGGCGTACCTGTAAGTCCAACTATTCTTGTTATCTTATTCCTGATAACTTTCAAACTTTTGAATCTTTTTGATTGATGGTTTTTAAAGCTAGACCACTCATCAAGTACCACCATATCGAATGGCCACGCATTTTTATAGTAATCGACTAACCAGGTAACATTCTCTCTATTTATCACATAAATATCTGCTGTTTTTGCAAGTGCCTTTATACGCTTTTGTAGCCCCCCTAAAACGAGAGATGTTTTTAGTATAGATAAATGATCCCATTTTGCTATCTCATCTGTCCAGGTAGCCTCTGCGACTTTTTTTGGGGCTATTATTAATACCTTTCCAACTTCAAATCTATTAAATTTTAAATCTACTATTGCAGATAAAGTTATTATGGTTTTTCCTAAACCCATATCAAGCATAAGCCCCAATTTATCATCGCTTATCATTCTATCAATGCAGTATTTTTGGTATTCATGTGGATGAAACTTCATCATGTATCACCTCTTTAATAAAATTATCCACTTCTTTGAAAGATGCTATAACTCTTGCATCACAATTTAAGTTTTTAAGTATATTCATAAAATTTCTCTGTAAAGGGGATAAATTCTCTCTTTTACCCTCTGCTTTTAATTCCACAAAATAAACATCTCCTCCAGGAACTATGACTATCCTGTCAGGTACTCCTGCATTTCCTGGAGAAGTCCACTTCATACACAAGCCATTTTTATTTTTTACACTTTTAACTAAATATGCTTCAATTTCACTTTCACTTTTTTTCATGAATTTTCTCCAATCTGATACGTAACTAACTTTCTTTTTTTTCTTATATAATTATATAAATATAGGATTTATAGATTTTATAGGCTATATATACCCTTTATTTCTTTATTTTTATATATTAATATAGAAAAGAAAGTTACAAAGTTACAAATATATAATAATAACAATAATACCAATGCTTTTTTATGTAACTTTCTATGTAACTTTCTACGTAACCTTAAAAAAGAAAGTTACAAGCATTTTTTATAGAAAGTTACATTTTAAAAAAGTTACACTTAGAAAGTTTCAAAATTTTTAGCTTTATATTTTTCTTCTGAAACCTTTTTGAACTCCATATTTTTCAAACCTAGATGCTTGTTTTATCTTTTCCCACTTAAATAGGGTTGATAAAATCTTATTAATTTCAATGCTGTCGCTCTTTTTTAGATATCTAATATCCATTTTTAAAGCTTCTTCCCATATTTCAGCGGCACACACTTTATCTCTTAATACCAAATCTTTTTCATCATATTGTAGAGTCACAGTTTCATATTCATTCAGATATGTTCTTCTAGCAAATAAATCCATAGTATTCCAATTTTTAGGTATTTTCTTGTCTAAGTAATCCAAAATAATACCCTTATACACATTGTCCTCCAAGTGCAATTCCTGTTCTTTTACAGCTAATTCTAATGCTTCTTTTGATAGAACTAAATTATAAGATTTATCTTTTGCAAGTTCACAAGCCTCAGCCCATATCTGATCTAACTCATCTTTCAAGTCATCAAAGATAGATTTTTTTGGATTAAATATAAAGCAATCTATTGGCCAAAATCTTCTATTCCCTGTTTCATCTCTTAAAAAGTTAGTATCATTTGCAGTTCCAAAGAAGGCACATCTTCTTGGATATTTTTGGGCTCTACGCCCATACGAGGCTCTAAAGACATCATCAGTTCTACTTAAAAAGTTTTTAACTAAGTTCATTTCAGATTTTCTTAAAGAACTAAGTTCTCCCATTTCCAGAATCCAACTTCCCTGGATTAACTCACAAGCATCTTTACCTTCCACATTAACCAAACTATCGTTATACCACTCCATACCTAGAATCTTTAAAAAAGTACTCTTACCTACTCCTTGCGGACCTATTAAGATAGGCATATTATCCCATTTAATCCCGCCATAAATAGCTCTTTTAGCCGCAGCTACTAATGATTTTTCTGAGACTTCTCTAGTATATACGTTATCTTCACATCCTAAGTAATCTATAAATAAAGTTTCTAACCTTTTTTCTCCATCCCATAAAGTTGATTGAATTCTAGTAGCAACCTTATTTTCTGCATTTTCTTCTGCAATCAAATTAACTCCATCTATAATCTTATTTGTAGACGTGATTCCATAAGTACTCTCTAAATACCATCTAAGACCTGCATCGTCTGTATCAGTCCATAATCTGTCATCAGCTTCAAATTTTCTATCCCAAGGCACATCTTTTCTTACAAGTATTCTCGAAGAGAAAATATCCTTGAAGATTTTAAATTTTAATTCTCTATCTTTTCTTAAAATCAGCATTATATTAGCAAGAGAATTAAGTACTTTAGAACTATCTTTAGCATTATATACAAGATCTTCTGTCCAGCTATTATCTTCTTCAACTAATACACCCTCAACGGCATCTACATCAGGATTATTAGAGACTGAGAACTCAGCTATTGCTTTTTGCCTTCTCTCTTTAAGTAAATCTGAATTAACTGGAGTTTTAGCGAATACCCATTCTTTCATGGCTAGCCAAGAAGGTAGTTTGGCTACAGGAGTTTTAATATCTGCTTGGATATCCAAATGACCGAATTTATGTAATCTTACTAAGTCAAAAGCATTTACTAATTTTTGACTACAAGGGTCAGTAGCATGGTGAGAATATAAGAAAAGTCCATCTTGATATACAATAGCTCCAGCAGTAGTACTTCCGCCCACAAAAGTCAATCTATCAGATATATCACAAGGCTCATAAGTTCCTGGTAAAAACTCATCTATTGCTTGGTAGATATTAAACCTTCTACAAAAAGCCCCTACCATACCCTCTTTTTCTAAAGGGTTTTCTTGTTGCTTCAACAAAGTTAAATGATGTTTTTGGGCATCTGGAACTTCTGGCCATGTTGTCACATCTCTCCAATCAGCATACATGTTAAGGACTGCCTTACCATCTAGCATAGGCTTGTCAGCATAGGTAAAAACATAATCACTATCAGTAGAATGGCTTGGCCAATACATTAACCTAACAGCTTGAAAGGTAGTAGGATCACAATAACGCAATCCTATAGACTCTGCTACCTTTCTCGCTATCGGTTCATACTCATCAGCAGACACGTCTTCAGCTAATGGCAAAATAACTCTTATTCTTGGTTTAGTAGTTTGGTGCTTACGAGTACTGTACACTGCATAAGCACAACCTAAACTATTAAGAGTTTTTATAATCTTAGTGTCATCTTCATAAGCTAGATTATCTAAGTCAAGAGTAATTAAACTCCTGCTTTCAACAGCTTCACTTCTTCTAAGATTACCTTTTAATTTTCCACCAACAAATCCACCAACGTCCTTAATATCATCTTGCTTAGCTTTAGAATAAGATAAGAACTCATCAAGTGTTTCAGCTGTTATTTTAGGTTTTCCTAATCTTTCTACAAATTCAGACCAGGTAATTTCAGTTGTTACCCATTGCTTAGAGTGTCTGTTATTTGCTTCAGATATTATTAATTTTCTCGAGTTCTCCATCTGCTATCTCCTTTTATCCAAGTTCTATTATTTTGTTAACACAGTTAATCGCATCAGGAATTTTTAGAGCGATTATATTTCTAAAAGTTTCATTCATTAGTAGAGCTTTTTTAGCAGGCATTTCTCCACAAATTCCAAATATTATAGTTGTCCAGTCTGTGTCTAATTTATTTGCGATGCTGTCTAAAGTATTTTCGTTATCATATTCATCTGCTTCATTCCCTTTCTCTATCCAAGACAGGTATTCAACTGCCTTGTTGTAATCCTCTTTCCCGTTCTTTTTTTCAGCACGAACCAGGTATTTAATCACATTCCATATTCTAGTTCCTAAAGGGTTAGGCATATCTCTAACAATAACATCAGATAAGTCTTTACATTCAAAATTACAACCTGGTATCATATAATGCTTTGGTGAATGTACGTTATCAACTGCTAACTCTATATCTTTTTCAAAGTCCTTTTTTAAATCTCTATCTGGAGTTTCTCCAATAGCAACTAGTATTTTCTTTTCAAGAGTAGGACTCTCTACATTAAGTCTTCCATTTTCTAAATGTGATAAAAAGCCTTGTGTAACTCCTATTTTTGTAGCAAATTCTGTTTGAGATATTTTATTTTCATCTCTAAATTTTTTTATTTTTCTTCCTATATGCATAATTTCCTCCTAATCTTTCATATAATAGCTACCAGTAAATCCAGCAGCATTTAATATAAGCCCCTTGGCCCAACTAATTTCTTCTGTCATAGTTTTTATAACTTCTTCTAACTCTACAGACTTTGGAACGTCTAGTATTATCTCATCGTGTACATGGAACACTATTGGCCAACCTTTATCTTTTACTCTTAACAATGTTTCTGCTAAGCAATCTCTTGCGATAGCTTGCACAATGTTTTCCGTTAATTTACCGCCATAAGTTGGGATAACTTCCCACTTCTTAGATGTTTGATTAATACCCATGTAATGCATCTGCATTTGTCCAAACTGGTTTTCTTTTAAGAATGGCTTTGGATAGAAAAGTTTTCTGCCACTTGGTAATTCTATTGTGAAAAAGTCTTGGCCATAAATAAAATCGTACTCTTTAGCTAACTTTACACACTTAACCATTTGAGGTTCTCCAGTTTCTAAAACTTCAACTGCTGCATTCTCTAATGCATACCACAGCTCCACAATTCTTTTAGATGATTTTCTCCATCTATCTACAATATCTTTCATTTCTTCATCTGTCAGACCCATATCTGCTGCACCCATAGCAGTTAAAGCTCCAACACTACCTTGATACCCTAGAGCAAGTTCTGCGACTTTTCCTTTAGCTCTAAGGTGATAGTTTTCTTCTCCTTTTGCTATAGTGTTTATAGGTACTCCAAACATTTGAGAGGCTGAGGCTTCGTAGATTTTTCCATGAGTTTTAAACACTTCCATTCTCCACTCTTCTCCAGCAAGCCAAGCTATAACTCTTGCCTCTATTGCAGAGAAGTCTGATACCACAAAGTGATTACCTTCAGAGGGGATAAATGCTGTCCTGATAAGCTGAGATAAGGTATCAGGTATATTTCCATAAAGCATTTCTAATAGTTCACCATCACCTTTTTTAATAACATCTCTAGCTACATCTAAAG